CACGGCAAGATACAAGGTATGCGCGGCAGGACGAAGGGCTGGTAAGTCCTACCTGTCCGCGGTAATCCTACTGATCGAAGCGTTGAAGGAAGAGAACCGCTACGGAATCAACCTCCGAGGTAAGGAGGTATGGTACGTGGCACCTACATACCAGCAGGCCCGAGACATCATCTGGGGCGTACTGAAGGACCTGGGAGGGTGGGGCACCCCGTCCTCAATCATACAGGCTGTTCACGAGAACACCTCTACGATGACACTGATCAACGGTCGGACCATTAAGTTAAAAGGCTCAGACCGTCCTGACACACTTCGCGGTGTGTCTCTCGCATACGTCGTCATGGACGAGTATGCCTTTATGAAGCCGGAGGTGTGGGACCTGATCATTCAGCCCGCACTCGCCGACGCACGCGGGGACGCCCTGTTCATCGGGACCCCGTCGGGCAAGAACCACTTCTACGATTTATGGATAGAGGCGGCCAGTTCCAAGCAAGTAGATATGGAAGCGTTCCACTTCAACAGTCTTGACAACCCCATCATCAGCCCGGAAGAGCTGGAGATGGCTCGGAGCAAAATGAGTGCAGACGCCTTCCGACAGGAGTTCGAGGCCAGCTTCACCGCTTCTGGTGGTGGTGCGTTCAAGGCCCACGAGTTCCTGTACGCAGACGCCCCCCGGGCCCCCGGCACCACGTACATCGCGGTTGACCCGGCAGGCTTCGGCAAGGGAGAGGGTATGGTCAAGTCGCAGATCAAGCGGCTGGACGAGTGCAGTATCTCCGTGGTGGATGTCGGCCCCGAGGGCTGGTTTATACATGACATGATCCACGGCCGGTGGGGTGTGCGAGAGACGTCTCTCCAGATCATCCGAGCCGCCCAGCAGCACAGGGCAGCCGTCGTGGGGATAGAACAGGGCTCGCTGAAGAATGCGATCATGCCCTACCTAGAGGACCAGATGCGGAGGTTGAACTCATACCCTCGCATGAGCCCCTGACGCACGGGGGCCAGAAGAAGACAGAGAGAATCTTATGGGCGCTGCAAGGCCGCTTTCAGAACGGGAAGATCGTGATGAAGGCCGACCAGCCGTGGAACAAGTGGCTGACTGATCAGCTCTTGGACTTCCCGAACCCCCTAGCTCACGATGATGGCCCGGACAGCTTGGCCTACATCGACCAAATCAGCACGGCGATCTACGATCACGGCTGGATTGAAGACACATACGAGCCCCTAGATAGCTGGAGCGGATACTAATATGGCACGGACCGACATCATTGTTAACACCAAGGAAGGTGCTGTAGACCAGCATCGCGAGCCCGTGGCCAGCACATCTATTGTGAGCTGGGTCATGACGCGCGTGAGTGAGTGGGAAGACCACCGCAAGCAGAACTACGACGCCAAGTGGGACGAGTACTACCGTCTCTGGCGCGGTATCTGGAAGGCGGAAGACAAGACCCGTGACACAGAGCGCTCCAAGATCATCACCCCCGCTCTCGCGCAGGCCATTGAGTCTGCTGTAGCTGAGCTGGAAGAAGCCACCTTCGGTACAGGCAAGTGGTTTGATGTCGACGACAACTTCGGTGACGAGGTTCATGCGGACATCCAGATGTGGCGTGACCAGCTTGACGAAGACTTCAACAAGGAGGACGTAGAGTCTTCCATCTCCGAGATTTACCTGAACGGGGCCATCTACGGCACCGGCATTGGCAAGATCGTACTGGAGGAGCGGGTTGACCGCAAGATCGTAGCAAAGGCTATCGGCGACACTGAGGTGACTCAGGCCGGTTATGAGGAGACTAGCGTTGTACGCGTCGGCCTCAAGCCCGTCCACCCGAAGGAGTTCGTAATCGACCCGACGGCTCGTAGGATCGAGGATGCATTGGGCATGGCCCACATCACTGACGTGCCTAAGCACGACATCGAGATGAAGCAGACCTCCGGCACCTACCGGGACACAGCCTTGTCAGGCTACACCGACAGCACAGTCAGCGGCGAGAAGAACCTCGACAGCCTGACGGCCAAGGAAGACGACAAGGTGTTACTCGTTGAGTACCACGGCTTCGTACCCAAGCATCTCCTAGAGGGGCTGGCATACGAGGACGACGAGGGTAACCCGGAAGAGTATGTCTCCGACGACGAAGAAGTAATGGTGGAGGCTATTGTCTCTATCGCGAACGGTACGACCCTGTTAAGGGCGGTTGAAAACCCCTACGTTATGGGTGACCGCTGCTTCCTAGCGTACCAGCACGACACTGTACCCAACAGGTTCTGGGGACGTGGCGTAGCAGAGAAGGGCTACAACCCGCAGAAGGCGCTGGACGCTGAAGCACGTGGCCGTATCGATGCAATGGCTCTCTCGATCCACCCGATGATGGCAATGGATGCTACGCGGCTGGCTCGTGGGACCGACTTTAAGATTGCCCCCGGCAAGAACATCTTCACCAACGGCAACCCGGACGAGATCCTGAAGCCGTTTAACTTCGGACAGGTGAACCCCTCCACCTTCAGTCAGAGTGCTGATCTGGAGAGACAGGTTCAGATGGGCACGGGGTCAATGGACAGTGCAGTGAGCACCGCGGACAATCAACGGAACGCCACCTCTGGTGGTATGTCGATGATCATGGGTGGGGCTATCAAGCGCAGCAAGCGTACACTGGCCAACATCGAGCGCAGGTTCACGCGCCCGTTTATACACAAGGCAGCATGGCGAATGATGCAGTTCGCTCCCGACCGCTACGAAGTGCAGGACTTGACGTTCAACGTCTCCTCAACACTTGGCATAGTGGCTCGTGAGCTGGAGCAGCAGTCGCTGGCTAACATGATGAAGACCGTTCCGGCTGAGTCACCTGCTTTCTGGATGCTCTTGAAGGGGATCTTCGAACACAGTGTAATCAGTAATAGGGACGAGATGCTACAGATCATCGACCAGATGATGAAGCAGAGCTTACAGAAGCAGGCGCAGCCTCCGCAAGACCCGCTCGTACAGATCAAGATGAAGGAGATCGAGATCGAAGCGAAGCTGGAGCAGGCGAAGCTGAAGCTGAAGGATGACCACTTCAACAAGGAGTTGATGGTGGACATAGAGAAGCTAAAGCTGATGCAGGCTGAGCTGGAACTGGAACGTCAGAAGGTGTTCGTGAAAGCGAAGATTGATTTGGCGGGACAGGAGCAGGACAGTCTAGTCACAGCCGTACAGATGCAGGGGGCCGAGAGGTCTGACATGCGGAAGACGGCAGTCGCACTACGGAAGGGGGGTCGGTCATGACACGGACCCTTCTTGACTCAACCTCGGAGGTAACATATGTGGCCTCGGCTGTAACAGTAATATCAGGACTCACAGTTAACGAGTGGGGTGTGATCATCGGCTTAGTAATCGCCGTGGCCACCTTCGCCGTTAACTGGTACTACAAACATAAGACCTTTAAACGCGGAACCTCCGCACACTAACCCCCCGAAAGGGACAAGGAGTAGCAACAATGGACCAAAAGACATTCGAAGACTTAATAGACATGTTCACTAGCGACGGCTGGGCCCTCTTTATCAAAGGGACCGAAGAGCTGGAACAAGCCATAGTCAAGGCGGCCCCCGACGGAGCCATCACCAACGACCAGTGGCAATTCGCACGAGGACAGATCCAACAGCTTCGGTCAGTGTTGGGCTACGAGAACTACGTTCGACTGGGCTATGAAGCACAGGAGCGGCAGATAGAAGAGGACAGTATCCTCGACTCACTCGGAGACCCAGATGCTGATACTATTTGATTTTAAATGTGACAAGTGCCAACACGTCGAAGAGAAGCTGGTTCACCATGAGGTGAAAGTCGGTAACTGCTCGGAGTGTCACGGCAAGTCGCTACGCATGATCTCCCCCTGTAAGGAGCCAATTGGAAGGTATTTCCGGACACTTCCCTGACGCTGCTGACAAGTGGGCAAAGAGTCATGAGACTGAGGGGCGCAAGCCCAGTGAGTCCAACCCGAGCGGTTGGTAATCCTCACAATCCCTGCACGGCAAAGCTTAGCCCATAGGCCCCGTGTTAACCCTAACCGTAAGGCGGAATTAATATGAGCACAGAAGTGGAACAAGAGTTAGAAGAAGTGAGTTTGTTTGATGACGACGTCAAGGTCAAAGAAGGCCCCGTTGACACAGCACCCAAGGAAGAGGAGGCACCAGCCTTCGTCGTACCTGAGAAGTTTGCAGGTAAGTCGATGGAAGATGTCATCAGCTCTTACGTAAATCTTGAGAAAGAGTTCGGTAATAAGAGCAACGAAGTCGGGGAGCTGCGTAAGCTGACTGACCAAATCCTTTTGAACCAAGCCTCGCAAGGTCGGCCATCTACGGACGATCAAGAGGATATTAATGACGATGTAGGCTTCAACGACTTTGTCGATGACCCCCGCACCGCAGTGGACAAGGTGTTGAGTTCCAACCCCCGTCTACAGAAGCTAGAGAAAGAGTTCGATACGAACGCACGCGCAGTCAGCCGCAAGGCCCTGCTCGAAGTTCACTCCGATGCAGACGACGTAGTGGCAAGCCCCCAGTTTCAAGAGTGGGTAGCCGAGTCGCCATTCAGAGGTCGCATGTTACAGGAAGCCCACGTTAACCGTGATGTTGCGGTGGCTTCAGACTTGCTAGACATGTACAAGACCACACGAAAGGCAGCTACTGACAACGCAATCGATGAACGCAATGCAATCGCTAAGGACGGACTCCGTAAGGCTACTGTAGAACGTGGTACAGTTGGTTCCAGGACCAAGCCGGTCTTCAAGCGCTCGGAGTTAATCCAGCTCAAGATGACCAACACACGGCGCTACGAGAGTATGTCAGCAGAGATCAACCTAGCCTATGCGGAAAAACGAGTTAAATAAAACAGGAGATATAACTCATGGCATGGCCAACAGACGCCTCTGGCGCACAAACCATTACGACCAATGCTTCATTCATTCCCGAGTTGTGGAGTGATGATGTTATTGCAGCATACAAAACCAATCTTGTTATGGCGAACCTCGTCACCAAGATTAACCACGTAGGTAAGAAGGGTGATACGATTCACATCCCCGTCCCCGGTCGTGGCTCAGCTTCAGCTAAAGCTGCTGGTGCCGTTGTTACTCTGGTAACCGACACTGCAACGCTGAAGAGTATCAGTATCAACAAGCACTTCGAATACTCCCGTCTGATTGAAGACATGGCCGCTGTACAGTCTATCGACAGCTTCCGTGGCTTCTACACCAACGACGCGGGCTACGCTCTGGCAACTCAGGTTGACAACGACCTGTGGGCCTTGGTAGAGGCACTGCAAGGTGGTACAGTTGGTGGTACAGGTGCTGCACTTTGGGAGAAAGCGGTTATCGGTGGTAATGGTTCTACCCTCTACACCGGCAACGCAAGCAACGACACGGCCCTCACGGACGCAGGTATTCGCAAAATGATCCAGACTCTGGACGATGCGAATGTCCCGCAAACTGAGCGTGTTCTTGTTATCCCGCCCGTCGAGCGTAACACCCTGATGGGTATCGCACGATTCACCGAGCAAGCCTTCACTGGTGAGATGGGCCCGGGTAATACCATCCGCAACGGCATGATCGGTGACGTTTACGGTATCCAAGTGTACGTATCTTCTAACGCGCCTAGCATCGATTCCGCTGCTACTCGTATCGGAGCCCTGCTGCACAAGGACGCACTCGCGTTCGTAGAGCAAATGAGCATTCGCTCACAGACTCAGTACAAGCAAGAGCACTTGTCTGACCTGTACACCGCTGACACCATCTACGGTGTAGGCGAGCTGCGTGATACTTCTGGTGTTGCTTTCGCCGTACCTGCCTAACCGCACGGGGGCTCGTAAGGGCCCCCACTTAATTTAGGAGAAGTACTATGAGTAGAATGTCAGGATACAGAGCAACCGCTGCCTTCAACGCTGCCTCCATCGCGGATGGTAACGAAGAAGTGTTTGCTGTTGCAGTACCCGGAGCAGTCTTGGGCGATCTCGCCTTCGTCGCTGCCACTATTGATGTCACTGATCTTGAGCTTTCAGCCCAAGTCACCGCAGCCAATACGGTTACTGTCAGCTTGAGTAACAACACTGGCGGCGCAATCGATTTGGCTGCCGCTACGTTGAATGTCAAGGTCGTACCTTGGGACGCAGCGTAATCTAAAGAACGGGGGAGTGGCAATCTGGCTGCTCCCCACTATTAATCCGAGGAACACATGGCAACATATACAAGTATTATTAACTCTGTTCTCAGACGCCTGAGAGAGAGCGAGGTGGCAGGACCATCCTCAACTTCCTATGCAGCCTTGATCGGCGACTTCGTTAATGAGACGAAGCGAGAAGTGGAAGAGGCGTGGAAGTGGACACACCTCCGCACCACAGTACCTATTACAACCGCATCCGGCACATCGCAGTACGCGATCACCGGGGCGGGTAAGCGATGGAAGCTCCAGCATCCTAAGCTGAGCGTCTACAACGCTACGACGAACCACCGACTCCTCCCACAGCCAGCGGCGTGGTTGAAGCAGCAGGTTATTCTGAACGCCAACCCTCAGCAGCCTGCATATTATTATTTCGAGGGATATGACGCAAGCGGAGACCCGTATGTCACATTCTATGCAATTCCTGATGCAGTATACACGATTAACATGGACGTGGTTATACCTCAAGCTGACTTCACGGTTGGCTCGGAGGAGCTCTCAGTCCCAGAGTGGCCCGTAGTTCTCGGTGCCTACGCTAAGGCCTTGGCCGAGCGGGGAGAGGACAACGGAAAGACACACGGTGAGGCTATGCAGAAGTACAGCCTTGCACTCGGCGATGCCATCGCGATGGACATTGCACTAACTACAGGTGAGACAGACTGGTATGCCTAAGCAACTTATCCCACTTACGATCTCAGCCCCCGGCTTCCTTGGGCTCAACACCCAACAGGCTGGCAGTATCCTGCCGCCGGGCTGGGCCACGAAGCTGGATAACTGCGTCTTTGATAACATCGGCCGTATCGCTTCCCGTAAGGGCACCCAGCAGGTCCATGAAGATGCGATCTCGGGCACCCCCACGATGCGCTCAGGTCACGAGTACGTTGACCGTACTGGCCAATCTATCATGATCTGGGCTGGTGATAATAAGATATGGAAGGAGGTGCTAGGTACTGTCACTGACATCACTGGCACCATCACCACACCAACTGCTGACAACTGGCAGTTCGCCAACTTCAACGACTGGTGTGTGGGGTATCAGGCCGGGCACGAGCCCATCTTCCTAGAGAACACATCAGATGACTTCATTGATGCTGCTGACTTCGGCGGGGCCGATACGAAGACTATGTACAACGGCATCGCAGCCACCAGTGCCTACGGGCGCACGTGGACGGTTCTGAATAACACACTTTACTACACTGACCTGCTCATTCACAGCTACGCTGGGGGCTCGTCTGGTTCCTTTGACCTCGCCAAGTTCTGGCCCAGCGGCATGGACACGGCAGTGGCAGTCAAGGACTTCAACGGCTTGTTGATTGTCTTTGGCAGAGAGTCCGTACTGATCTATGAGAACGCAGACGACGTAGGCAACATGGCCCTTATCGAGGGTATCGATGGAGTGGGCTGCATAGCCCGAGACAGTGTCCAAGCCATTGGCAAGGATCTGGTCTACCTGTCGGACACGGGGCTCCGGTCCCTAGGGCGCTCGGTCATCGACCAGCAAGCCCCATTGAGCGACATCTCTTCACACGTTCGTGCCAACCTACTGGCTGACGCGGACGTAGGCTCCCCCGATGACATCAAGAGCGCGTACCACCCAGTGGACGGCTTCTATGTGATCAGCTTCCCTAACCGGGGGCGGAGCTGGTACTTTGACCTGAAGTTCCCCAACGAAGATGGGACATGGAAGGCGGCAACATGGGACTTGGCTCCCACTGCTATGGCCTACACTCGGAACAATGTCCTGAATATGGCAGTAACAGCGGGCTACGTCAGTGCCTACACTGGCTACCTTGATGAATCATCTGTTGGGGCCTCTGATGGCGCCTCCTACCTCCTCGACTATGAGGGTGTGTGGAATGACATGAGTCAGGAAGCAGAGGGAGTAGAGAACCTCCTCAAGATCCCGAAGAGCGTTAGCGT